TCATTATATAAAGAAATCATCATCTCCATATTTGGTTTTGTTTTTGTATATTTATTTGCCATACATTCATTATATTCTTTCTGGCATTAAATTGTCAATTCCACCGCCGATGCCGCTGAATAGGTCTAAATGCTTCATATTTTTTATTCCCCCAACACTTTAGCGGCGTTGGCGCGGATTTAAGATTTTGATTTATAAAATTTAACAATAGCATCCTTTACTCTCCCCCTATAAGTTAAAGGGTCGTAATCAGAATCAAAAATATCTATTGCCATTTCCATTCCATCAATCTTGGCTTGGCGGATTTCCTGGCAGACTAAATCAATAATCTCGTTCATGTAGCAATCTTTACCCTGTAAACAATAGGCTTCTTTTTCTACCAAATTAGTCAGTTTATCTATCCACTTCTTTTGGTTGTTGGTTGGCTGGGACATAGTTTTAGTCGACAATCTTAAACCCCAATGCCGTCAAAAAATCTGGCAACTGGGATTTTTTCAATTCTTTTTGACCTCCTTTTCCATAGAATTTAGCATTGCATAATTCGGCATCGCACAGGTCGGCTTCGCTCAGGTTGGCTCTGCTCAGGTCGGCTCCGCTCAGGTCGGCTCCGCTCAGGTCGGCTCCGCACAGGTCGGCTTCGCACAGGTCGGCTCCGCTCAGGTCGGCTTCGCTCAGGTCGGCTCCGCTCAGGTCGGCTTCGCTCAGGTCGGCTCCGCACAGGTCGGCTTCGCTATTTTTTGCTTCTTCAACCGCTTCTTTCCAAGTGGTTTTTTCGCTTTCAAAAATTATTAATCCGGTAAAGCGGTTTTTGATTTGAATGTTTATTTTCTTTGTTTCCTTTTTGTTTTTGTCTTCTTCAATTTCGGAAACATACTTTTTCACGGCTTCAAGATTGTCAATGATGATTTGTTTATTTATCATTTTTTTTATATTTCCAAATAAACCCCGCCGCCGTTTTTTGTTTGTTTTGGCAACATAAGGTTATGTTAGAAACTTTTATTTTATAAAATTCACTTGCCTCAGTTAAAGATTCCCATTCTCTTACAAATTTATTTTCTAAACTATACTGAAAACATTTTTTCCTTATTAATGGGCACGGATTACCTTTTTTTATTTCCCTCATTCTTTCTTTAAACTCAAAACTTCTTTTTTGACCTTTTAGTTTTTTGACCCTCTTGGCAATATGTTTTTTAGTTTGCTTTCTACCCTTAAAAAATCTTTTTATACTTTTTCTCCCTTGTTCAGTAAAGTCATATTTTATATGACAACTTTTACATAACTGGATAAAATTTTCTCGTTTGTATTCATATTTTTTCCCTTTCGACAAAGCCCACTCAAAATCATTACTCCTTTTTTCACAATCAATATTTTCGCATTTTATAGCTTTCCCGTAATTCTTATAAATCCACTTGTGAATTGCGTGATAGCCTCCTTTCAAAACATACTTTTTACTATTCATCGTTTTTTTAATAGCTAAACGATGCGATTCACTTAACTTTATGCTGATATATCCCTTTTGGCATATAATTATAATTATTTTTTATATTATAATTTTATGCTTTTATTTTAACTTTGTCAATTGTCTAAAACATCTTGTTTGTTCATAGTTTTTTATTTATTGCTGCTGGGCAGACGCATATCGATGGCTCCTTCATACTCAAACTCTACAATAAAATCATTCCCGGAATCATTGGGCAATTCCACCATTTCGCTTGTTACGGAGTATCCATTCTTGGCAAGAGCGACGATCACTGCTTCTCTATCCCCGCAATCATTGTTAATTTTTAGTCTTATTTTCATAGTTTTTTATTTATTGCTGTTTTGGTGGGTGTGGGCGGAACAGCAGTTGGAGACCCATTCAACTTTTGTTATTTTTTCCATTTTTTTATTGATAATACCCGCCGAACTCATCCCGATCACTGATGGCGTCAATCTTTTTTAGGGCCTCCATTTCCAACTTCCAAAGACAATCTACCGAGCAACAATTCTTCCAATGCAATGGCGGCTTGATGTCATATTGAGCTTTTCCGCATATCGGGCAGTGGTCTTTGTCTTCCATATTTTTAATTTATTTATTCTTTCCGCAAACATACTCGTAAATAAAACAATATAATTCTTTGTAGTTTTCCGGTTCCTTGATCGCGTCATACCATTTCCCCGCCAGTTGCGCGGCGGCAATCCCGCAAGCGTTAAAATGTCTGTCCTTTTCGGGTGTTCTTTCCCATAACTTCCGAAAAGTTTCTTTTATGTCTTCAATAGTTGGCGTTAAATTTATTGTTTTCATATTACAAGGGCTTTTTTAAGACTTAAACGTCATTTATTACTTTTCTTAACGCGCTGACTGCTACCTCTAAATTATGCTTAATGCTCCACCGATCTAAAATATCTCCTTTATCGGCGTTGCTTTTCTTGGCTTTGAGCAATTCTATGAAATCTTGAAGGCTGATGATCGCTACACTCGCTTCCAGGGGCTTCTGGGGGGGCTTCCAGACGATTACTTCGCTTTGGTGGGCCATTGCCTCCCTTTCCACCTGTTTGGCCGCCTCAAGCCAATTTAAACGCTTTGTGTTCTTGCATTCAAAGCACCAGCCAATATTATTATCTATATCGCCCTTCTTGCGGTTGCCATTGCCTGATCCGGGGCTTCGTTCGGCCCGGCTGTCCAGCTTGTTGCTGATCAGTAAGTCGCGGACGTAGGATTCCAATAAAGCTCCTTTTGCTTTTGGGCTATTAAGCATTGTTTTTAGGTTTACAGTCTTGAAAATCGGCTTTTTTAATTATCACTATCCCCGATCCGTTCTCGCCGTTAACCAGCCTTAGCGCGGCGTTTTGTTGCAGTGATGCTTCCACCGCCCCTTCCAGCCCATGCTCGATCATGAAGGTGTAGGTTTTTTCTATAAAATATTTTTGATTTGGTGTTTCCATGATTTTAATTTTCCCAATTTTTCGGCCTTCCTTGAGGCTTTGAAATTTTTATGTCTAAACTTTTAATGTCTTTGGTTTTTAAATAGGCTTTGTAGGTTTTAAACTTGGCATAGGGTTGGATCTCTTTGGCTTTGAGTTCATAGAATCTTTTCTCAAGGATCGAGCGCAGGTTTTCGGGGGTGGCTTTCGCAGATAAGTTTTCCATTGTTTTAAATTTCTCTTTTTACCTTAGGCTCAAAATATCTCTCGCAACAGCTGGTTGGCCTGAATACCCCTTGAGGGTATTTCTTGCAGTCCCCGGCCTCGCCGTCTTTGTCGGTGTATTGCCAGCGGGGGGTGTAGTTTACGCAATCCTTGCACTGGGGCAGTTGTTTTTGGGCGGGCATAGGGTTAAAAAGGTAATTTTTCTGGGAGCGGGGCGTTGCCGTGATCGCGGTCATAGGCGGCGGCGTCGGCGTTTATCTTTTCGCGCTCGCCTTTTTGAAATTCTTGAAATTGCTCGTAGGTTTGGAATTGCGGATAGAGGCCTTTTTCTTTTAAGAGATTCCACATTTTTTGAAAGCCTAACTGATCAAACATATTTTTTTGTAAAATTTTTCTCTTATATTTCTCAAAATTCCTTCAGAACATTCAACCTTAAACCTTGAATTTATATCAGCTAATTTTTCTTGATAAACATCATCGTCGCAATAATCTTGTTCGTCTTCAAATTCTTTATAAAATTCCTCGCGATCTTTTAAAGTCATCCAACCCTCGATCCTGTAAATTATCCAACCCATTTTTTCCAATTCTGTTTGTCTGATTTCGTCTTTTTCTTTATCTTGGTGATACTCTCTTCCGTCAACTTCAATTCCAATTCCTTTAAACGGATCGGCAAAGTCTATAAAATATTTTCCCGCCGGATATTCCGGGTAAAACGGCAACCCTATCGCGCGAATATCGGCCCAAGTATTCCTCTCAATCGGCGTCCAAATTTTATGCCAGTCGTAAATTGAGTAAGGATTGCAAGGCAATTCAACATCTTTGTAGCGCGCCCTGATAACTTTTAATTTTTCAAAATAATCACTCATTTGCTTGATTTGGTTCCGGCAGTTGGAACTCGTTATACTTTTCCGTGACAGAAAAAATATCTCTTAAATTTTCCATTCCCTGATATTTCTTTGGTTTTTCGCCGGCGTCCAAATAGCGATTATGCTGGTCAATGTCGCGCAATTTTCGTAATTCCGACTCAATCCTTTGGCGATCCTCGACAATCGCCACGTAGAACGACGGATTGAATATGCCTTGCCGTACTTTCACGCTGTTGCCAGTCTTTAACCCTGTCATCACTTTTTCCACCTCGCTGGCGTCAATGTGAATATCCACTCCCGCGCTCATTTTGATAACGTATGCGTGTAAATTTTCCATTTTAGGTGATTAAAGTTTTTTTTGGTTTTATCCCAGTAACGCAGAAATCTTTTAAACGATCCCAGTTATCCTCAAGCTGGCAAGCGGTGTAAATTTTGGGTCCGTATCTTTGCTGATTGGTCATTTCCAGTACACCGATAACTTGCAAAACTTGGTCTTTGCCGTGGATTTTGGCGAGACGGGCGGCGGCGGCGCGCTGGGTTTTGTTTCCAAAATACTTCCCATAAGCAGAATTCACGGATTTGAATGCATTTAAAATATCAATAATCTCTTGGTCGTTTCGTTCCGCGACGCTTGCGTCGCTAGTATTTAATCCTTCTTTTGTAACCTTTGTATTTATATGTGTATCCTTATGGTCAACCACGTTTACACGGCTCCGTGTCAATGGGGTTTGCACGGTATCGTCCTGACGTTTACACGGCTCCGTGTCAACCACGTTTACACGGCTTGTATTGACATTGCTCGTTTCGATATTTTCTGGTTTAGCTTTCCATTCTGACTTATCAACCAATAAATAAAGATTATTTTTTTGCCTTCCCTGTTCGTCTTTTTCTTTAATAACCGATACAATGTTCCATTCCTGTAAAACTTCTATTGCCTTTGCCACGCTTGGGCGGCTAATGTTTAATTCTTCAGCTATCGTCCTCATTTCGGGCCAGCACTCTTGCGTTGCGTAATTGGCGTGGCGGCACAATGAACAATAAACACCCGTAGCGTATATCCCGCATAATCTGGCGTACCCGTTAAGATAAGCGTCATCCACTACAAACTTTTCTTTTATTCGGGTATCCCGTATTTTAATTTCCATAGAGCGCAGACTCGTTAACAAACAAAATATCAACAAAATTCCCGGAATAACCAACGGCTCATTTCACAAAGCCACATTATTCCGGGAATTCCGGCGACATTACTGTCGATTGTGAAATGTTTTTGTTTGTGATTGTATCTTCCATTTTCCCCTATTCAGTTTTAAAAGTCAAATTGAGTTATCCACTACCCAGCCAGGGCCAGCGTAGATCCGATCACCCAAACCGCTTTCACGGGGAAAATGATTGGATTACTACTGGCCTAGCCGGGGCTTACTTTTCGGCTTCGGGTATCGCTATTCCCATCTGACCAGATTCGGCGATAATCCGGTCAATGTACGTGCCAAATTCTTCGATTGATAAAGCGGTTGTCGTACCGTCAAGCTGGATTTCCTTTTTGTTAAAAACTTTAAAGTTTTTAGGTAAAAACATTTTCTTGAATATAGCGTGTAATTCTTCTTGAGTATGTCCGGTGTCGTGCGCTATCGTTGACAGTACGACTCCCCAATAATATGAATTTTGCCGGATCGTGCGCTTGCTTTTTAGAGACTCGATTTTAATCGTTACCTCGCAATCGGCGTACTTTTTGATTTCAGATTCCATTGAAAAACGGTTGCGAATTGTAAGTTTACCGTTTTCAATTTTTCCTAAAAATGTTACGCGATTGAGTTTTTGCATTAGAATGGGTCGTTAGTTGGTTGCGCTTGTTGCTTGGCTTTGTAGTCATCCACGGCCACGTAAGGTTTCCCGCCTTTGCTCATCAAAATCTGTAAATTCAAAAATCCTTTTTCGTCAAATTTCTGTTCATTCAGCCATTGCCGGAAGTCTTCTCGCTTAATTGACAATCTCCCAATAACAAAGTTTGGTGCTTTTGGGTGTGGCGGGTTGTAATACAGCCCTTTCGCAAAGTTTTTTGTTTCCATTAGAGTGACAAATTAAGTCTTTTTAATTCCGCTTCGTACCTTGAATAAAACTTGAGTAAATCCTCTTTGGCTTTTTCAAGCGGTAGATCTTCGCGCTTGATATTGGCGATCATCAGCCGGTATTGCTCGGTCGCAATGTCCGGGCAATAACTGACAAAATCCAATTCCTCAAGGTCATCGTTGACCAGGAAATAACTCATCACTTGCGCCTCGTATTCGTCGGGAATGCTGGCGGCGCGGATGTACTTGATATGCGTGTCGGCATTCGGGCATTTTACCTCAACCGCCTTGCGATATTTGCCATCGATCTTTATCAGTCTATCCGGCGAATTAACCAGCCATTGAAATTCATCGCTTACGCATAAACCCACTTTTTCCGTAAGCTCGCCCGTTCTTAATTCATACTCACCGATGGCGTAGTCTTCGGCCTCCGTTCCCTTGGCCATCGCCATGCTCACGTAGACCTCTTTTTTCTTGAGTGTTAGTCGTTCCGCGATCAACTCATTTATCAATGTTTCCTGTTTGGCTGGCGTTCCGATTGCCGAACATAGCCGAGTCCCACTTATGCGCTCAATCCTTAATACTTGCCATTCGGGAGTACCTTGCTCGACGTTAATTATTTTCATCGAATTTGTTTTTAATTTCGGCGGTCGCCGCGACGACTTCGGTCGTGTTGCGCTCGGCTTCGGATAGACCTTTGTAGATTTTAAGAGCCTCGTCGCGCGTCTTTGATTTAGTCAATTTGTCGGCGGCCAGTTTTCCGTCAATCGCGCTTTTCTTGTAATTGCCGATCTGTTTAGTTGCATCGTTGTCTTCGTCGGCGACAATGATGTTGAATATGGCGTTGAGGTTATACCTCTTGGCGTAGGTTATTTCCTTGCCTAGGTCTTGGCTGTCTTTCAAAATCGTGGTTTCAATAAACGGAATACAGCTTGATAATTTTTCACCGCTTTGGTGAAGAGCTACCGTCAATATTCCCGCCGGCGCCATCTCGTGGTAAACTACAAACCCATTGCCGTTTATCGTCTTGCGGATAGATTCCCAGACGTTCTCAATCGTGGCATAACTTCCCTTGAACGCCTTTTTGTCTTTTGCGATGGTCTGCAATTCTTGTTGGATCGCCAGTAGCGATTCAAACATTGTCTTAGTTTTTAACTGTGCTTTTTGTGCGACAACTTTTGGAGATGTCGCGGGTTGATTTAGAGTTTCCATTTTCTTTTGGAGATGAAAGGAGATGAAGCTTTGCGTCCATGCGCGCCGCATCTCCCCCTTTCATCTTGGACCCAATATTATTTGCTCCGCGTGTCTAAATACTGCTGTTCCGGCGTGGCCCGCAAATTGTTCGGCTGGCCGGATGTTATTTTCAACTTTGCCTGCTCGATCTCCTCTCGGTATCTTTTTTGATCCGCGGCGATGCACTTATCCAACATCATCTCGATAGGATTTCTTTTTCTCATAGTTTTTTTAAATTGCGTTACGT